TAATTGCTAGTGTTCAAAAAGTTAGAAACAGCTTCTAGATCGTCTAAAAGAGCAGTGTCCATATATCCCCAGAAAGCTGGTCGAATTGGTGAGGTACCAAATGCATTAGTACCAGTGACCACTTCCGAGATCATTTCTGCATCGTTTCCGAGTAGTGTAACTACAGCAGCATCAATATCTTCTTTAGTGATTTCTGTAGGAGTATTACCATTAGATCCATTAGAACACTGAAGAACGGAGCTTGTAGAAGCAAGTACATCTCTAGTGACTTCATCCATGGTTTGAGCCATGTTTTGAGCCAATAGTCGAGCTGATTCATTTAAGCATTCTGTTACTTTCGGCTTAGCTTTGCCTACTGACCGATTTTTTTTCGGCGGGAAAAACTCTTCGGATCTTCCTCTCTGTGTTACCACAGAGTTCAGACTTTCGCATCCCAATAAAGGGCCCCATCGTTAAGTCGTTCAACGTGACTTTAAAAAGTGATTCATTTAGAATGTATGTAGCTTTAACAAAGGTAAAGTTTTGGTAAAACGGGCCAAACTTCGAGAGAATCTTGTTAATCTTAATTCTCGTTTTAAAAATCATATCTACACTAATCACTTTCCTAAATCTTCGTCCTTATCTTCCTTAAGCTGCCTCAAGGAGGTCTAAGTCAATTAGATCGGGTTTATACAGGGCCTGTACATTAACCCTGTCTTCAACAGTTAGTTCTACTTGGTTTGTAATTGTCACAAAGTTTCCATAGAATGAAACTCGTGCTTGAATGTCCGTAGCGCTTAAAGGTGCACCTGGTGGTGTTACCCCATCAGTAAGCGGAATTGGCACAGTCGATAGACGTGCATATCTACGGAAAACAATGGTGTCACCGTTTTTTTCGGGGAGAACTCTTTTTTGAGCGAACTTGTTATAGATGAGCGTTGGGTATGCTGTCATCAGTAACAAGCGGTCATAATACTCTCGCACCGCAGGAGGTAACACACTTGTGGTAGTGATAGTCATGTTTTCCTCGTGTTGTTGTTACGTTGGTTAAACGACTCCTAGGTTTTTGTTAACTACGTTTCGAAATTCGTCATCACTCATGTCCTTGTAGCGTTTGGCCTGAGAAATGGGAGAAGTGGCACCGAGGCTAGATAAACTTCCTGCTTGTTGGGAGTTTTGCACTATGCGTTCTGCATCCTCGTGCTTCTTCTGTTTTTTATGATCTGATTTATAAGCTTCAGAGTTCTTAGCCAAATAATATGCAAGTTCATAATCAGGATTGGTTTCGAGTGATCTTCTTAAACTTGGATTCGTTTTCAGTACTTCAGGTAAATACCGTTGAAGAACTTCCTGATAATCAGGGTGTTTTTGGCTCATTCGTAGCTCTTCAATAGAAGTCTGATATTGACGCTCTCTGGTGGATAATAATTTTTTAAAATCCCCTAAAGTAAGAACGTCTCCATCTTCCATCCCATCAAAATCATCTTTTGGTGGTGGTTGACTTTCTCTTGATCGGCTTGACTCCATCAAAGCCAAATGATCTTTGATCATCTTTAGTTCTTCTCGTAGCTGCTCATTCTCACGGTCGCGAGTTTGCCGTTGCTCTCTTTCTGATTGCAAAGCGCTCAAAGGAACGTTTTTTTGTCCTTCTGTCGCTTGCTCTGATTGAGATTGTTCAACTGGAGCATCTAAGGGAGCGGCGACCTCCTGAGTGTTTTCGCCCGATGTGGTAGAATCTGTTCCAAAACTCATGTTGTTGTTCTCCTATAACGCCCGTAAGTCGGCGGCACTATTGCGTGATGTAAGCATTCGGAATAGTGGTAGTTTCTACGACTACCTCCTCCTTTGCTTCGGCCCCATAAAGTTGGAGCGCATCAAAGTCAAAAGGTCTCTGAGGCATGTTGACATCCCACTGAATGGTCCCAGCGGAGTTGTCTACTTTCCCAGTGATCATCCCAACCTGTGGAGCAGGTTCGGTCTTGTAAGCTTTGATGTGTTTAATTAGTGTGGGCTTCCCGTCTACGCAAACCTTGGATGGTTTGGCAAAAACGACGATCCAATACGGCTCTTTCAAGCTCTTATTAGCGTCGACAATCTCTTGGATTCTTTTATTGTCATCTTCAATGATTGCGTTGCGAGTTTCCCCAGTCTGCTGTGTCACAAAAAATCTCGTGTTGTTTGAAGCTCATTTGCTCACTATTTAGTGAACAAGTAGCGTAGAGCTATGGGTTAATAATCATATTTCCATGCTTCCGCAGGGTATCCCTTGCTTCCACATGAATATTTTTTTACTCTGCTTAGATCGTATTGCTCAGTATTGGTGTTAACCATTCTGACATCACCTTCTTGAGCTCCGTCTTTGAGGTTAAAAACTCCGCCACCTTTTTTATCTTCTTTCATGGCTCGTTTCATGCCTCTTGAGCTGTCGTTATATCCTTGTGCCATCCTAAACCTCCGAGGGTTGTGGCGTTTTATAGTGGACATTAGCCATTGCTAATGTGATAATTGGCAAATGAAAGTTTGTCCCACATGCCAAAAGTCTTTTAAAAAATATGGAGCTAAATATTGCTCCCGCCTTTGCTATGAATCGTCTAGGAATAAAAAAATTGAGCTTCAGTGCAAAGAGTGTAAAAAGACATTTTTTCAGCGTCCTTCCGATATTACTCGTAGTAAAAACAAAAGAAGAACTTTCTGTTCTCGTAAGTGTTGGAAAATATCGTGTGAAAAATCCCCTTCTAAACATTTCTACAATTGTGAGGAATGTGGCACTCCTTCTATTTCTCGTAGAAAGTGGTCTAAGTTTTGTTCTTATGAATGTAAACAAAAAGCTTTTCACGCTTTCAAAGGAAGTGGCGTACATAATAAAAATTATAGAAAAGGTTCTCGTTATTACAGAAAAAGAGCATTTCTTTTTTATCCTCACGAATGTTTCATATGTAAAGTTAAAGATAAAGCACTGCAAGTTCATCATATAATTCATTCTCATGAAGTAAATGAGATTGAAAATCTTCGAATATTGTGTGTAAGCTGTCATCGAAGAATTCATACAGGTTCCCTTTGTTCTAAGTTACTCTCACTTACAACTAATTGATCTCCTAATTCTTGTCCCCTCGCAGCTAATGCAACGTCGTCATTTTTAATTTCTTGTTCTTGAGACTTATTCATCTCTTCCATCATTCGAACTATTCCTAAGTATTTCACTAATCGATCATCATCTAATGAGGATAGTTCTTTGATTGCTCGAGCTCGATCAAGAGCAGCAGATGCCCTATCATCTACAGCTTGAGCAGATCGCTCGTCAGACAATCCAATATTCGCAACCGCACGCGTAAATCTTTCTTTACTAAGTGCGATATCAGAGATGGCTTTAGCTTGCTGAGACTGACGCTGACCGTCAACGAGCGACATCTGTAATTGTTGCGCTTGTTGAGCTTGCTGAGCTTGTGCTTTTTCTTCTTGTTCAAGTTCTTGTATATATTCTGTTTTGCCTTGAATTGGAGCTGCTTTAGCGAGCATTGTTGCAGAAACAGGAGCTCCAGCTTGTTTAAGATCAAGAAGCTGTCTAAAGTACATCTGTTTTTGTGTGCCTGTTAACATGCCTTCTTGGATGCTGATGTCATATTTAATAAAATCTTTAGTATAGAATTGCTGAGTAGGTGGACGATTAAGAATTCTCTCTATCTTCTGAGTTGTCCATTTCTGCATCATTTTAATGCACTTTTTAGCAGCTTGCTTTTGACCGAATCGTAAATTTTCAAATAGATCTTGCAAGTTTACCAATGAAGCTCCCTGACGAAGCATCATCATGATTCCCGATTCTTGATCGTTTTGTGTTTGTCCGAATGAAGCGTCGTTTACACCAACCGCTGAAAGAATATCTGCATCAAATTGTCTTTGAAGTTCAAACATGCTCGGCGGAATTTGAGCAGGCGGTATTTTCTCGATAGCATTGGGTTTTGCATCTCTATCTCTCCAAATTACCTTTCCTTGGCTCGTTTGAAACAAAGATCTTGGGTTAATTACCGCTTCTTCGTCTGCAATCCATCCAGAATTTATTTGAGAATCCAAAATATCAACCATTTGAGAGCGTCTACGATTAGACTCTCTCTGTGGGTCTATTTGTGGTCTCACCAGTGACTGAACTTTTATCCCCCAGTTTTCAGATTCAGGCTCGAAGATCCCAAAAAAGGGAGTAAATGGGTATTCATCGAGCCCAAACTGATTGATTTCTGTTTTTATATAGTTATTATTTAAGATGATATGACATTCTATATACCGCTTTGGTCGCATGACTTTTTTTATTTGAGGATACTGCTCAATAAACAGTCCTAAAGTAGAATCATTACCCTCCCACTCCATGAACTCACCAGTTTCCTCATCCACGATCATGGGAACTTGTTTCCATTTCTGTAGATAAAATTCGTCGTAGGCAATGAAATCTTGTCCGTTTGGTTGCGTCTGATAGGGAAGCCACGTAAATTTATCGTCACGTGACCATCCAAACTTGTGAAGCTCAAAAACGTCCTTTTCCATACCAGGTAGTAAAGAAGCTGCTTGCTCAGGACTTAAATATTTCCTGCGCATGACATAAGAGCAGTCGGAAAAATCTATTTGTGTAAAGTATGGATCGCAAATGAAACCAGAATAAGGCTCACGGCCAAAACGGATATCTCCATTAATAGGGTCATCACGGTAGTCCATCCACATGGTTAAAAGGTTAAATCCAGTTTTTAGCGCTCCACCAAATGAATTGCTAATATGCCTATATGCATCTCCATTATCGAACGCATACAAAAGTAAATCGGTCAAATCATCCGCAGATTGTTGGTCTGCTGATTCTCTTGGTAGAACTACTGGACTAAGTTGGTGCTGGATGTGATATCCAAGGATTAAGTTTATGTTTTTTCGAATTAAATTATAAGTAAAGGCGTTTCTATTCTCTGTAAATAGCTTTTGACGTTCCTTTTCATCCCACTGCTCACCTAGATAAAATCGCAAATCTCTATCAGCAAGAGGGTAAAAGGGATTCCAAGCGTAATACGCTTCTTGGTAGTAATCGTTGTATTGGTTCACGACCGATAGGCCGTCATAAACTGTAGACATTCAATCTCGTGTTGTTTGTTGTAGGCCTCCCGAAGGAGATAGCGTGCCTATATTTTATTTTCCGTTTGGTGGTGGTGGAACAGGTCCAAAATCATCAAATTTTTCAAATGAGATAAAGGGATCATTACTAACTAAAAAGTCTCTACACAACTCATAGTCTTCTTGAGCTTTTGCTTTAACGTCCAGAAGACATTTATTTTCATATTCTAATCTTTTTTTTGGTTCACATAAGCCAATCTCTTCACTCAAAACAATTGGGTTTACATTGAGGAAATTACACGAAATAGGTACTTCTTCTTGACTTTTCATGAAAGCAATTAGGTTAAAATAAGACATATCACAAGGATATTTAATGCTAACTCTTTCAATTTGATCCACATTTAACATCTCATTAAACTGAGTTTCGATTATCTTCATTTGAACCTTGGATTATCTAAACTTCAATCTTGTTTTTTTATTTCTTAAAAGACCGTAGCGTTTCTGCTAATCTTGCCCGTTTACCAACCACACCCTTTTTTTTAGCAGCAGCAGCTAGCTTCTTAGCAGGTATTTTCTTCCCCTTTGGCACTCCTAGTTCTTTATGTAGAGCACCTGGTTTTTTAATTGCCTTTTGAATCCACTTCTTAGCCATCTTATTTACACTTCTTTTTTTTCATTGCTTTCTTCATTCCAGTAGACTCTTTTCTTCTGCTCTTGTAAGACTGCTTTTTAGTAGATTCTTTGCCACGTCTCATTCCTAGAGATTCGTCCATTTTATCTGCTTTAGACTGCTTCTTCATGTTAATTCCTATATTGTGTTGCTACTAAATATATAGAGATATCTTCTCTAAAACCTCATTATCTTTGGCGTATTTATTATTACAAGTATTTTTCCATCGCTACGTTTTTTCTAAATATATGAGAAATTTTAGCCATGTTTTTATCTATCTTTACGATCTTTATTGACCTTTTAAGAGTCTTCTTATCAAAGCTAAAAGCTTCACCTTCAGGAATTTTATTTTTATATGTCTCAAATGATTCGGAAACTTCTATTATTCTCTTCAGCTTAGAGATTGCTTCATCTCTAGTGCTAAAAAAGTTTCCATAGGGAATCAAACATTCACCAGTTTTTAAAAACCAACC